ACTACTTAACATCTAACTAAATATAGTTAGAATTTATATAATTAACCGGTGATTTTATTATGACATTAGAAGAACTACAAGAGCAGGTCGATAAAGACCTAAAAATAAATGAATCTGAACTTGACTTAGAATCTCTAAAGACACCTCAGTTACATAACAAGTATCTTAAACATTACAACAACTTTAAACTGTTATTGACCAGAGCTGAATCTGATTACAAGATACTTAAAAGAGTAAAGTGGGAATACTATACAGGTAAGGCAAGTCCTAAAGTATATCAAGAAAAGCCCTTCAATCTAAAAATTATGAAATCAGATGTAGACAAATATCTAGAATCTGATGAAGAACTAATCAAATCAAAACAAAAGATAGACTACTTAGAAACTGTTGTCAATTACTTAGATAGAACTTTAAAAACTATTAGTAGTAGAGATTGGCAAATAAGAAACTCTATTGAATGGAGAAAGTTTACTTCTGGTGCTATCTAATGTATTTAACTAATGATGTCATGTTATATCCTAATGCACTTACACATGATGAGTGTAACAAAATAATTCAGATTGGTGAATCTAAAAAACTTGAACAATCTAAAATACAAGATGGCGATAATAAAAATAGAAGTAGTAAAGTATCTTGGATAAATGATGAACAATTACATAAACTTCTTATCAGTAAAACTATTCAAATAAACTTAAAGACTGGTTGGAAGTTTCAAATACAAAAATTAGAACCAATGCAATACTCAGTATACAATGTAGATGACCACTATCAATGGCATATAGATTCACATAGTAAACCCTATGATGATGGTCTAATAAGAAAAATCTCTTTTTCTGTTATATTAAACAAAGATTATGAAGGTGGAACATTAGAGTGTGCAAATTGCAATCCAAAGAATGAAGATATATTACATCAATTTACTGATTTAAATGTTGGTGATATTATCTTCTTTCCTTCGTTTTTATGGCATAGGGTAACACCTGTAACTAAAGGTATAAGAAAATCATTAGTCGGTTGGGTACTAGGAAAACCTTGGGTATGAGAAACATTATATTAACAAAGAAAGATGAAGTACACTTAGTAGTGGATGCTGATGAAGATGTTCGCAGAGACTTAGGTTCTCACTTTACATTTGAAGTGCCTGGTGCAAAGTTTATGCCCTCTGTAAGAAGTAGAAGGTGGGATGGAAAAATTCGCCTGTTTTCTTATACTAATGGTCAAATCTATACAGGTCTATATCCATACTTACTTAATTGGTGCCAAGAGAATGATGTTCAAGTAGTAGACAGAACAGACATAAAGGATGCTGTTGTAGATGATAAACTCGTAGATTCTTTCATCAAGAAACTAAAGATACCTTTTGAAGTAAGAGACTACCAGAAATCGGCGTTTATTTACTCTATGGTGAAATCAAGGTGTTTAATGTTATCGCCTACAGCTTCGGGTAAATCTCTGATAATATATCTGATGGTTCGCTTTAATCTGATACGCCTGAAAGAAGAAAAAAACAATAAGATTCTTATAGTAGTACCGACTACTTCTCTAGTAGAACAATTAACTAAAGATTTTGCTGACTATGGATATAATAGTGCAAGAAATGTGCATAAGATATATCAAGGACATGAAAAAGATACAACTAAAAGAATAGTTATTAGTACATGGCAATCTATCTATAAACAAGATAAAAAATGGTTTGAACAATATGGTATGGTTATAGGTGATGAGGCACATCTATTTAAGGCAGTATCATTGACTAAAATTATGGCAACATTGAAAGACTGTAAATATAGAGTAGGTCTTACAGGTACTTTAGATGATAGTAAAACACATAAGTTAGTTTTAGAAGGATTATTTGGTGCTGTAAACAAAATAGTATCAACAACAGAGTTACAAGAAAAAGAACATTTAGCAAAACTTAAAATACATTGCCTAGTTTTAAAACATGAGAAGATGTCAATAGACTTTTTAAGAGGTAAAACATATCAAGAAGAAATGGACTTTCTTGTATCAAACACAAAACGGAATAACTACATTAGAAACTTGTGTTTAGGACTAAAAGGGAATTCGCTCTGCCTGTTTCAATATGTAGAAAAACATGGTATGATATTAAAACAACTGATAGAAGAAAAGAATAAAGACAAACAAGTATTCTTTGTTTATGGTGGTGTAGAAACAGAGGAAAGAGAGAAGATTAGAGCCTTGACAGAGAAGTCTAATAATGCAATAATAATAGCAAGTTATGGTACATTTAGTACAGGTATAAATATTCGTAATCTACACAATATAGTATTCAGTAGTCCAAGTAAATCTAGAATAAGAAACTTACAGTCTATTGGTCGTGGTCTTAGATTAAAAGATGATAATTCAACTGCAAATCTTTATGATATATCAGATGATTTGTCGTATCAAGAGGAAGAAAACTATACACTTTCACACTTCAGAGAAAGGATAAATATATACAATGAAGAAGGATTTGATTATAGTATACACAATGTCGAACTATAAAGGAGAATGACATGGAAGCTATTAAAATAATTAAACTAGTAAATGGTGATGATATCGTTTGTACGATACCAGAAAGATTATTAGATGAGAAATCACCGCTTGTTAAAATTGATAAACCTTTGCAAGTGAAGTATGTTCCTGCTATGGAAGAAATGGGTATGAAAGATTATGTTGCCCTTATAAAGTGGACTTCATATTCTGATGATACTGTTATATCTATACCTAAAGATAAGATAATGACTATAACAACTGCTGGTTCAGCTATGACTAACTCATATATAAATGTCTCTGCTGGATATGATAAAGCAACCATGACTGAACACAATCAAGATTCTTATAACCAAGAACAGCTTGATGATGAGACTTCTAAGAAATTAAATGAAATCTTTAATAGTTTAGATGATAGTACTAAACATTAATTGCTATGGTACTCTGACCCTCGGGAGGAGAACACAGCTAAAATAACATAAATAAAGAACAATGTCAAGCGTGGTTGAAAATGAGATTAGCACTTAGTATTTTATACATATTTTATTTTGTATTAGCATTATATTCCTTTGTTGTTCTTTCATGGACACAACTGTTTTTTACTTATATTTTATTTTGGTTTTTACTAGAGTTTACAATGAGTATGTTTACTCACAGGTGGGCAACACATGACTTATGGAATCCACCTGTATGGTTTCAAAACATAATGAGTGTAGTATCTCTAACTGCATTGATTGGTACGCCAATATCATATTGTGCATGGCACCATAATCATCACAAGAACTCTGATACAGAAAAAGACCCACATAGTCCTAAGTATGTCAATTGGTTCAGAATTATATTTAGAACTCATGAACATGAGGCTAATATTAAATTAGCGTCTAAGAGATTAAGAAACAAGTGGCAAATGTGGTTAACAAAAAATGAAACAGTTTTAGCATACTTACTTAATTTTATATTGTTTATGATATTACCTATTGAATGGTTTTTATCATGGGCAACTGCTGTAGGCATGACTACATTTTGGGTAATGGCAGTAACAGGAATTATGTGTCATATAGGTGAAGTTAGAGATGTTCCGTATATGTATCCTGTTGCATTTTCAGAATCATTTCATAGACAACATCATATCGACCCACAACTAAAACATTGTTGGTTTGACCCATGTGTTTGGGTTATAAATAAACTAGGGTGGATAAAATGAAACATGCAAGATTAATACAATTATTGGCATTACTGAATACTATCATTGCTATACTAGGATGTATTTACTTTTCAGAGTATATCATATATGGTTTAATCGCATGGGCATTTGTAAATATATTTGGTACAAACATTGCAATGCATAGATTTATGTGCCACAGAAGTTTTAGAACAGGTATTATAAGAGAAAAGATATTAAAATACTTAACTATAATATCTGCATTTGGTAGTCCATTATCATGGACAGCACAACATAGATATCATCACAGATACGCTGGACATCCTGTAGATGATAATCAATCACCAGATAGAATAGGTTATATAAGAGCATGGCTTACTTTATATGACCCTATAACTGTACCTAAAACAATGGTAAAAGATATCTTAAAAGATAAAGACTATATGTTTATTACTAAACACTATTGGAAACTATTGTTTACTTACATTGGTGTTTTATATGCAATAGACCCAATGTTAGGTATATTTGCATTTAGTTTTCCTGCAGCTTGTGTATATCAAGCCGCTGGGGCATTTGGTGTTATACCCCATTGTAAACATTTTGGCTATGTCGTTATTACACCTA